CTTATTTAATGCGGTCTTTGTTAGTGTTTTCATTGTTTATGTACCTTTTTCTAGTTGATAAATAATTACTGTTCGCCATTATAAACATAGAAAGATATCGAATGCAACCATTCATTTAGATTAATTTCAGATAGTCCGGAATAGATACTATATATATAATAGATCAATACGTTATTAATAGGATGTAACTGCTACGGTTTACTTATCACGTTACATGGATAGGGGATATAACTAGTTAGATTTGAATGTGTGAAAAGACTAATTAATCATGACACCTATATATTCTGAGAGGTATTTAAAAGACTGTGAATAACTTGTGATCTCGCTGTGGATAAGCTGTGATTTCCCTGTGGATAACCTGTGGAGAGAGCGACCCTTTGCCCCCCCACCCCCACACCTCCTTACTAGGGGGTCATACACAAATTTTTGCTATCTTTTTGAGAAACGGTTTATAAAGGCTGTTGTGCTACAGATATCGTGTCATAGGTGAGATGTTAACATATATGTTTTAGAGATATATTTTTTAAAGACATAATATGACAACCTATGATGGTTATCATATGTAGAAGACCTTTCCTCCTAAATGCTAAAGCGATACGGGACCAAACCCGTATATAGAAAAGAGTATTTTCGATATGGGGACACTCCCTTAAAAAGGAGGGATAGCTCTAGTTTATCTAGTAAAGTCTTTCGACTCCGCGTCCACGATTCCTGTACTCCTTCCGACTAATGTTCTGTCTAGTTTGGCGAGGTAATCTCTGCGGTTAAACTCGTTTATTCCCTTGGTCACTATCTACCTACGGGAGGGCTGGGTCATGGCCCCTGTACTATTACAATAGCATAACTAGTATTTGAGTCAATCAATATTAGTGGATCAATATGCCTGATTAATAACCGTTATGCGTAAAGTGTCATATATGACAGTTGACAGTTTAATGCCCTTTTATTACCACAGTTTAATCAAACGTTTTCTGTGGTAACTATTTACTACTTGACCAACAATATCTATGAGATATACTCATATTATGGAATATAAGATACCTGAGTCAATACAGATAAAGAAGTTAAGGAATAAGGATCACAGGCATTTTGTGGTATTACCTTTTAAGGCCATTATCGATAAGAAAGTTAGTGCAGCGAATATTAGAACACTAGGCATCTTATCGGCTTATTGTAATAAACAAGGATTCAGTATTGTTGGATTAAGGACGATGGCAAGTAAGTTGCAAACCAGTTATCAGAATGTCTTTAGTCAGTTAAAGAAGTTAGAGCAATTGGGTTATGTGGAGAGTAGAAAGAACTCAGCTTACCCGGGGATCAGAGGTAATCTTAGACGGATTGTTTATGATGACAGTATTAAGTGGGATGATGTAAAGGGATACATGTTAGATAATGAAGACATCAACCATATATTAAAAGTTAATAAGATCGATAATTACCGGGAGGACTAAATGTTAGCTGAATTTGTTTTAGTGGTATCAGTCGTTACTATGCCAACAGACTTTAAATACATTGGTCATTTTGTTAATTGCGATCAGGCGCAACTGCATATGAAATTAAATATACCTGGGGTAAAAGAGTCAAGATGCTTGTTGGAAGAATACATACATCTTCCTAATAATATTAAAAAGCGAGTGATAACCATACATGATGGAGATAAAGGATTTTTATCAGATGATATGTACTGAGTTTAATGAAGGGAACCCATTAGAGTATAGGTGGACGAGGTCTGATGGCTATTGGAAAATGACTAAGGGGTTTTCCAGTGGCCCAAGGCGAGAAGTGAAAGCATCGGACCTCATGGAATTATTACGATATGAAAGGGAGATTGATAAAATGAAAGATAAGAAGAAGAAAGAACCAAGTCGCAAAAGTAAAAAACCCTATACTAAGTACCTGGGGGATTAAGATGGATACTAAATTAAAAGAAGTTATCTACAGAGAATGTAATACTTGTAATACACAATATAGGATATATCGTAAGAATCAAAAGTTTTGTTCACATGCATGTAAAGCACAGGCCAGAAAAGATTTAAGAGAAACGCCAAAATGTAGAGCGTGTCATGAAGTATTAATTGGCTTGCCAAGAGGTGCCAGGTATTGTAATCATAATTGTTACTTAGACGGTCAAAAAAATCGTAATGGTCGTCCCTGTAAAAATTGCGGGACTACATTTGGTTCGGAGTTAGTTAATGGTACAATTTTTGTTAAAGCAACCAATAAAGTGACAGCAAGAGACATCTATTGTTCAATGGCATGTGCTGCTGAAGATAAAAGAGGTGAAAAAGCCTTGCAATGGAAAGGTGGGACAACCATTGGTAACAGAAGTAAAGAGGTGATGGTGTTGATTCAAAGTGCTAATTGCACACTAGGCATTAGAGATATATATAGAGCCAGAAAACGATTAGTAACTGAGTCTGTGTTGAATAGAAAATTACAAAGAACGGAGTGTGTATTACATATTGACGGCAACCCTACTAATGACGCTATCAGTAACTTGTATATATGTGATTTAGTGACAATAAAAAAATTCAATAAACACACAATTAAGATTACCCAAAGTAATTTATATAACTATGATAAAGGAGAAGTATAATGAGTGATTTAAAACCATTCTTGGTTAGACTGACACCGCAAAGTGTTGATTTGTTGTCTAAGGCAGCAAAGGACCAAGAAAGAACAAAAGCTAGTTTAATTAATGAGGCTATTAAATCCTACCTAACTAAGGATATACATAGTAGACTCAATAGACTATGAACCCCACTATACGATTAGAGTTGCCTTACCCACCCAGCGTTAATAGTTATTGGTTGGCTAATGGACATAGACGTTATATTAGTCCGGCAGGAGTGAAGTTTACTCAAGAGGTATCGCTTATCGTAAAGAACCAAAAACCGAAAACTTTTGGCGACAAGCAAGTAGCCATAAGTGTCATGATTTACCCTAGATCAAAGAGAAGGTTTGATTTAGACAATACCCTAAAAGCTATTTTAGATGCACTTATGAAGGCTGGAATGTACGATGATGATAGCCAGATTGAATATATCGAGATAGCCAGAGGTGAACAAGTAGTCGGTGGAAAAGCCGTTATACATTTATATGATTTTATAGGAGAAGAACATGGCAGATGCGTATGAAGTAAAACCAGGTCAAGGCTCAGTATGGGTTAATGATAGAAAGACAGAGGATTGGCATGCTGATTGGAGAGGTAAAATTTTATTACCCGATGGTAGTGAACATTACATCGACTTATGGGATAATGAAAAAAACGGGAAGGTTTGGCGGGGAATTAAGATTGGTAATCCTGTGGCGAACACCGATTCCGGGACACAGGTACCAGTACAAAATACGAACCAAGCTAGTCAACCTGTGGACAACGTCGGAGAACTTGAGGACGATTTACCCTTTTAATGGCTGAAACTAAAAACAAAAACAAACCTATCCCGTCATTATCGGGATATGGTGGTGTCAGAACACTTCAGCGAAACTTGGAGAAAAGCACGACACTTGCTGCAAATAGAGAGGCTGTCGTGTACAGCCTTCTTTCTATTGCGAACACAAAGATTACTGACTTTATGGAATGGGATAACACAGGCAACGTAAAAGTTAAAGCCAGTGCTGACATTCCTGAGCATGCATTACAAGCAATTAAGTCTATTAAGATTAATCCAGATGGAGACATAGCTATTGAGATGTGGGACAAGGTTGGTATATTACGTATACTCGCTAAAGCATCTGGTCTTCTTGATAACCCAGAAGAATCTGACAAGCCGTCAGTGATTGGAATTAATATAAAGGCCCCAACAACAGTGAACAACGATGAATCCTAAAGGGACACAAGTGGGTGGAAGTCATTACACTAAGATGAAGATACAGCCTATGGAGTTTTCTATGGCTAACAAATTAAACCCAATGCAACATACCATTATTAAATATGTCTCTCGTGTTGACCTTAAAGGCAATGGCGATGAAGATATAGACAAGGCAATACACACACTTCAACTTTGGAAACAATGGAGGAAAGAGCATGGAATTTAAGACTGAGATTGATAACCTTCGAGAAGGGTTTGCAATACACCGCCAGCATAATGATCGAATCATGGTCATTATTGATGCCTTATATACTGAGAACCAAGAGCTAAAACGTATGATGACAATGAAGTTTAAAGATATAGACGATGAGCAATAAAAAAGTACGTAGTCAAAAATCTATGAACGGTCCAGGCATTGACCTAGACTTTAGTAAGTCGCCTATTGTTTATGACTTCTTACAAAGTAATTCTTTTGTTAGAGGTTTAATGGGACCAGTAGGGTCAGGCAAATCTTATGCTTGCGCTGCTGAGGTTATGATGAGAGCAGTTAGACAGAAGCCATCGCCACACGATGGTATTCGTTATACTCGATTTGTTATTGTACGGAACTCATATCCTGAATTAAAAACAACTACCATTAAAACATGGCAAGAGCTTTTCCCGGAAAACACTTTTGGTCCAATGCTCTATACCCCACCCATCACTCACCACATACGTCTCCCTTCTAGAGGAGATGCTGCTGGAATAGACTGTGAGGTTATATTCTTAGCGTTGGATCAACCTAAAGATGTACGTAAACTCTTATCACTTGAATTAACGGGGGCATGGGTAAATGAAGCTAGAGAACTTCCTAAGGCAGTTATTGACGGTCTTACTCACAGGGTGGGTCGCTATCCTACTAAGCGTGACGGTGGTCCTACATGGCATGGAGTATGGATGGACACTAACCCAATGGATGACGACCACTGGTGGTACCGACTCGCAGAAAAAGAAAAGCTCGCAGGAAAGTATCCTTGGGACTTTTTTAAGCAACCCGGCGGTGTGGTCGAAGTCCAGCCTGAAGATTTACCAGATAACCCAGAAGCAAACGACCATATCTTCTCAGGAGGAAGATGGTGGCACTTAAATAGAAAGGCAGAGAATGTATCTAATCTCCCATCAGGATATTATATGCAGATGCTTGGTGGTAAGAATCTTGATTGGATTCGTTGCTACGCAGAAGGTAAATATACCTATGTACAAGAAGGCAGACCTGTGTGGCCTGAATACAATGACCAAATGATGAGCGCTGATGTTGAGTATGACTCAGGGCTACCTATTCATATTGGATTGGATTTTGGTTTAACTCCAGCGGCTGCTATTGGGCAAAGGTTAGGTAATGGACGATGGGTTGTATTGCATGAGATAGTTACTGAAGACATGGGACTAGAAAGATTTGGTCAGCAGTTGTTGGCAGAGCTTAATGCTAAATACCCTAAAGCCCAAGTAATGATATGGGGTGATCCTGCTGGTATGCAAAGGGATGCTATTTATGAAGTAACGGCATTTGATTATCTAAGGACATTAGGACTACGTGCGCAACCTACCGCATCGAATAACTTTAAGGTGAGGCGAGAGGGAGCTGCTGCACCAATGCAACGGTTAATTAATGGTAAGCCTGGTTTAATGATTGATAAGTCTTGTAAAAGGTTACGTAAGTCATTAGCAGGAGGTTATCATTTTAAACGGATTGCTATTGGAGCTGGGCATGAACGGTTTAAAGATAGTCCTAATAAAAATGAACACTCACACATTGGCGATGCATTTGGTTATTTAATGTTAGGTGGTGGCGAGCATAAGCGTATGACTAGAAATAGTCTTGCTGCTAACACGCTTATTGTACAAACCATTGCAACGTCAGATTTCGATGTATTCAAGTAATCTTGTAGAAATACTAAAGGCTATGCCCGAGGTAAGAAAGGCTTATTTTTTACCTTTTCACATAGATCATACTAAAAACTTTCAAGGTATCATAGATTATGAAACTAAATCGATTACGCTTGAAGATAGAGTCCGTTATCTGGACATACAGTCTAGAAGCGGTCCTGCTATTACTGCGTTTGTTGGTAATATTCCTGTTGCTGTGTTTGGGTGCGTTATCTTGTGGAATGGTGTTGGTGAGGCGTGGTCTGTCTTTTCAGAGAAAGCTAGACGATATCCAGTCGCTATGACTAAAGGGGCTATTGCATTCTTTGATATCGTAGAGATATTGTTTGTTTTACATAGACTACAAATCACAGTAAAATGTAGTGACAGTCGTGCTGTATCTTGGGCAAAGTATTTGAAGTTTGAGCCTGAGGGTATTATGAAAGGTTACAGCGCAGATAAAGACGATACATACATGATGAGGAGAAATAAGTAATGGGTGGACTAATGGGTGGCGGTAAGCCAGACAATTCAGCAGCAATGGAATCTTTGAGAATACAAAGGGAACAAACAGCTACAGCAAAAAAATCAGCAGAAGAAGAAAAGCGTAAAATGGCAGAAGATTATTCTTCTAAAAAGCGTGCATTGTCTCGTGGCGGAAAGCGTATGCTTTTAGCTGAAGGCAGACTAACTCCTGAAACAGGCCTAGATGAGGAAGATACACTGAAGCCTACCTTAGGCGCTTAGTATGGCCGCTTATGATTATGGCATGGCTTTATCCAGAGGCTTAGTCGCTCCACAAAAAGAACTGCGAGCAGAAATTAAAGCCCTTGCAGGGAAAAGCTTTAAGTCAGAAGATTGGTGGAACAAGCAGCTTGATCGTCAGATTGAGGATGGGATAACTTCAACTAAAACTAAAGAGCAATTCTTAAAGGCAGGGATATTTGGTCGCGCAGATTATTGGGTAGACACACCAACAACTGGCGTTCTAATGAATCCTTACTCTGGGGCAAAGAGGACAGGAGGTATGTTTGGTAATAACCGTCCAGTAACAAGAATGACTGAGTTCCAGGAACAAAAAGATTTAACGGTGGGTCAATTAAAAGCGATTCAAACTCAATCTGAAGATAGTGCTGCTAAAGTAAAACGAGAAGCAAGACTATCTAAAAACAAACCAACAAGAGGTATGCGTGGTTCTGGCGGTCTTTTAGGTAAGTCAAAAGAAAAAGATTTTGGATTAAGTTCAGGGGTAAAAGGATTAGGCTCGGTAGGTCTTGGTATTAATAAACTAAAATTAGGATAAGTTATGGATGATGATGCAATGAGTAATGTTGAGATAGATAAGAAGACTGGCAAGCCAACTAAGGCAGCAATGAAGAGGGCGTTTGAAGAAGACAAAGAATTGTTTATGGACTTGCAAGAGAAGTATTTTACTACGAAAGGAACCATGGGTGACAGTTCACTTTTAGACCAGATAAAAAAACTCATGAAAAAAGATAAAAAGGGATAAGTATGGCAACGATGATGAGACTTAATGCCCAAGAGGTATTACAACGACACGAAAAAGCTTTAACAAAAAAGGAAGAGTTTAGAAGCCTTTACGATGAAGCCTATGAGTTTGCCTTACCGCAAAGGAATCTGTATGACGGTTACTATGATGGCGGAGTACAAGGTACAAAGAAAATGAATCGTGTGTTTGACTCAACAGCCATAGCCTCTACCCAACGCTTTGCTAATAGAATGCAGTCAGGTATATTCCCTCCTCAAAGGAAGTGGGCTAGACTTGAGCCTGGTTCTGATATACCACAAGACAGACAGGCAGACGCACAAGCAGCGCTTGATCTTTACAACGATAAATTATTTGATACGCTAAAACAATCTAACTTTGACATAGCTATTGGTGAGTTTTTATTAGACTTATCTGTAGGTACAGCAGTTATGATGATACAACCAGGGGACGATATTAGCCCCATTAACTTTATTCCTGTTCCTCAGTTCTTAGTTTCTTTTGAAGAAGGCGCTCATGGACAGGTAGATAATGTCTATAGACGTATGAGGTTAAAAGCAGAGTCTTTACAAAGACAATGGCCTGACGCAGATATTCCTCAGGAAATGAAAAACCTTATCGCACAAAAACCCACTGAAGAACTCGAGTTAATTGAAGCAACTGTTTTCGATCAAGTACGTGGAGATTATTGTTATCACGTTATTGATAAAAAATCCAAGACAGAGTTGGTATACAGAAGAATGGAGCATAGTCCTTGGATTGTTTCTCGATATGCAAAGGTTGCTGGAGAAATATATGGTCGTGGTCCA